GGACTAGTCGATAGGAACTTGATTGCTACAACCACCAAGGAGGGACACTCCATCGGCAGCGTAGCAACGACCCATACGGGATTTGAACCCGTGATCTCCACCGTGACAGGGTGGCGTCATAGACCGCTAGACTAATGGGTCAAGGTGGGAGGAACAGGATTTGAACCTGTGAAGGCAGAGCCGTCTGATTTACAGTCAGATTCCTTTAACCACTCGGAAATCCTCCCACGATGGGACATCTCGGATTCGAACCGAGGACTAATCGGTTAAAAGCCGAATACTCTACCGCTGAGTTAATGTCCCAATAATGTGGTAATTATTCAGTTGTCAAGGTGCTGGTGGTCTCTCAACCACTCCTTAAGAATACCACAGAACCCGTTGAGGAGCAAGTGGTTTGTGCCAGTTCCAGAAGTGGTCCTAGGCACTTGGGGTCTCGTTCCCCCACCGACTCAAGTAATATACCAGGGTTTGGACCCCAATGGCAAATGATACGACCAGTTGAACAAGTGGCACAAAGCATAAAAAAAGGGAGGAAACTTTTGGTTTCTCTCCCCTGTATTTTGCTTTATGGATTACATCTTACATATGTCTTTCCATATCCGCAAACAGGGGAGTACCCTCAATATGCCAATATTGGCAATCAAGAATACTAATCTGTTTAATGGGTAATGGAAAAGACATTGTTTTCGACCTAAGTGTTTTTATTTATAAGAGTTTGCTTATCAATTTTCAACCCTTTGCTTCTTTACGGGAATTTTTTTCCTCTGTAATTTCTGCCCTACGGGATTTAACTAATTTAGCAATTTCTTGAAGTGCTTTACGAGCACGAGTTCCTGCAGAATTGTTTCCTTTAGAAAATTTCTCATCTTCTACTTTCCACAGTTCAACAGCATTTAAGAGATCTTGTGATACAGACATAATAACCTTTAATAAAAATAAGGATGAGTTATTTATACATTTTAGATACAGTCTTCTTTCCAAGGAGCACAAAGTCTCATTTCTCCACCTAAAGACTTACATTCTTTAGTATAACACTTAGAAGTATCTAGATCTTTCTCTATCAACCTGGGCAAAGGTACTCTAGGTGGTTCTGAGTCTCTTGTCAAGCGTTCATATTCTCTGATTGCTTTATCTACATCTCTTTCAACTCTTCTCTTTACAACAGAAGGGTCTTGAAGAAGCACATCGTTGATTATGGTCTGTGGGAACAGAGACCTCTGAACCTCGTCTAGAAGGTCCCAGAGACGCTCTGAAGGGACTCCTGAGCATTGGGAGAGGGTCGCTACGATACCACTGAGTATGACGCTTATAAGGATTATCTGCTTCTTATCTGGTTTCTTTTTACCGAAGTTAAAATTAAACATAAAAAAAGAGGAGTAGCAACCGCTCTCCTCTATTTATTATTTAGTTTTCATCCAATCATACCCGCGAGTAGCAAATTGTAGCAACACCTTGACTTGGTGAAGCAATAGTAGAGAATGCACCATAAGAAAGGTCAAGGTCTCTACCCGCGATATAAGGACCGCGATCATTTACACGCACAATTACCGATCTTCCATTAGATTGATTTGTAATTCTTAGTTTTGTTCCAAATGGAAGCCAACGATGTGCTACTGATTTTCCGTAAGCATTATACCGTTCGCCATTGGCAGTTGTCTGCCCGTGATATCCATCACCGATTCCATAATGTGATGCGAGGGAACATCCGCTCGCTGCTTTTGCTTGAAGGGGTGCCAATCCTACAGTAGCAATAGCAAGAATTGAAAGTGTTTTAAAAAGCATTAATTTTAATAGAACTCTACATCCGTATAGGTAAAGGAGAAGTTCCCCTTCTCAGGGGCAGCACCCACGGCTCTAAATCGCACTCAAAATCTCATAACAAAAAACCCTACTCATAACAGGGATTTTACATAATAAGTTAATATTTAGGATTTGTCAAGATTCAGGTTCCAGGGAAACAATCTCAAGTTCATCTCCTTCAGGTTCAATCCATTCATAAAACTCCGCAAGAATAGCACGAGCATCTTCTTTATTGATATTCATATCTGCTGCACGATCAAGAGACCAAGTTCTTACGTGCGCCACAATATCTTCAGTCGTTGTTTCCATAATAATCTTTTCGGAAGTACCTATTGAGGATGTTGCTATTGTAGAACGCTGGTTCTCCGCAGTCAAGGGATTCGGTGAGGACATTATTGGTGAAGAGTCGTCTGGTCTCCTCAAAGTTTGTTTTGCCCTTTGTTTTATGTAATGATAAGATAGTTCGACTAAAATTTTCTCTGCCAAATTTAGCAATGTCTTCTTTAAGTTCCGGACAAGACCCATAGTATTCCTTCCAATTGGACTCTGATTTTACTTTGCGTTTTTTACCTTTTGGTGTTCTAAACTGCCAGAGGTACTTTCTTCCTATGTATTTTCTACCGTTTTGTTTATTTTCTATTAAATAAACAAAACCAAAGTAGTCTCCTATATCAGCACTAGTAAAAGGATTTCCATTATAACTCCATGGATTTTCATAGTCAATATCTGTACTCATCAATTATATCAAGAACTTCGTTCAGATATTTATGAGCAAGTCCTTTCATATCCATTTCTGGACGAATATGGTCTTTATAAAGTTTGTCTTTTAATTTTAATACCCGAACTTTAAGTTCGTCCTTATTAAGTTGATTTTTAGGCATAAAAAATGGGAGATTACTCTCCCATATCTATAATATTTTAATCAATTATATTAATCCACTCTTTACAATAATCATAATCTCCAAACAAATATTCATCACATTCCGCTGCTTCTTTATATGCGTTCAGGATTTCCTGCTCGCACCATTCATCATAATTGGAATCCTGCAAAAGTATTTTTGGAGTCATAATAATGAATAAGTCAAAGTTTAAAACCAGAAAACTCATCCTTTTTCATATCTTGTTTAATACCACCAATCAGATACGAAGTAATTTCCGTCTCCTGGGGTGCGATTTGGACTGATTTAGAATTAATCCAGTGCTGGGTCCAAGGAAGAGGATTATTATTTGCTGCAATATCATATTGTGGTTTAAGACCGATTGCCTTAATCCTACGATTTGCAATCCATTCAACATATTGTTGGAGAAGTTTGTCATTTAGTCCAATCATGCTTCCATCTTTGAACAGATAATCCGCCCATTTCTTTTCTTCATTTACAGCACGATCAAACATTGCATATGTCCATTCCTCCTCTTCTTTCATAATCTGTTTCATTTCTGGATCATCACCATCACGCCACTTATTCAGAATATTCTGAGTAATGGCTAGGTGTTGATTTTCGTCTCTTGCGATGAGACTAATGATTTTAGCGGATCCTTCCATAAGCTTAAGTTCGCCAAAGGCGAAACTACAAGCAAAACTAACGTAGAAGCGAATACCTTCAAGAATATTAACGTTTGCGATTGCTCTGTACAATTTTCGTTTAACATCATTGAGTGTTTCCTTTGCGTATGATACTCCTTCAAGATTATGCATCCAAGTGTCGGATACAGCATACTGTTGTGATGATTGAATGAAGTCATCATAAGACTCTGTAACGCTTTTAGCACGCTCCAGAATACGCTCATCGGTCACAATTTTATCAAACACCTCACTTGGATCAGAATACACATTTTTAATAATATATGTGTATGAACGTGAATGGATCATCTCCATGAATCCCCATACTTCCATACATGCCTCTAGTTCTGGTAGAGAGCAATATGGAATAAACGCCATACCAGGACCACGACCCTGAATGGAGTCGAGCATAATCTGATACTTTAAATTAGAAGTATAGATGTGCTTTTGCTCTGGACGAAGTGTTTGATAATCTCCACGATCCTTCTGGAGAGACACCTCTTCGGGTCTCCAGAAGTATCCTAGTTGCTGAGTGGTTAGTTTATCAAATATTGGATATTTGTATGAATCATATCTCTGAACTCCTAAAGGTTTACCAAAAAACATTGGTTGTTTTTTGGTATTCACTTGATCAGTATTAAAAACAGTCATACCTTTAATATTTGTTTGTGGTTCTTCTGTGGAAGAAATTTTAAACTGCACAGGATTCACACTTTCTCTCCTCTACTGAAATTAACTCACACATTCTATTTAACTCTCCAGAATATTTGAGTTTCATCATAATCTAGGTTTATGAATTTGTCAAATTTTACAACTTTCGCAATCTTCCTCTTCGGCACCAGAAAGTTCTTGAAGGAGTGATTGCAGGTCTTGTTTTGGTTCTTCTACTACCTCATCAGTCTTAATATCATAAGTGTTTTGGTAATAAGAAGTTTTCCACCCGTACTTATACGTAGTCAAAAAGTCATTTGCCATAACCGACGTAGGAACTTCATTATTATCATAATTTTCTGGATTATAAGACCAGTTACCAGAAATTGCTTGGTCAAAAAACTTTTGCATCACAGCAACAATATTAATATAACCAGTATTACTAGGCATTTCCCAAAGAAGAGTATAGTTGTTCTTGAGAGAATGATATTGAGGAACAATTTGCTTGAGCGGACCTTTTTTTGATTTCTTAACGGACAAGTAATCTCTAGGTGGTTCAATTCCATTAGTTGCATTTGACACAACGGAACTGCTCTCCGATGGCATCTGTGCGGACAGTGTTGAGTGCCTGAGACCATATTCCAAGATAGATGCTCTAAGAGTTTCCCAATCATGTTCTAACGGAATAGAAGAAATTTCATCTACATCTTTTTTATAAGTATCAATTGGAAGAATTCCATCAGCATATTTAGTGCGTCCAAAGTATTCACAATGACCCTTTTCTTTAGCAAGTTGATTAGATGCTTTCAGTAGATAATATTGGAAAGATTCCGCAAGTCCATGAACAGCATCCCATGCTTCTTGTTCACCATAATTAAATCCAAGTTTTGCCAAATAGTGTGCAAGACCAATAAACCCTATACCAAGAGAACGACGCGCCTTGGTGGCGATTTCTGCCGCCTTTACGGGGTATTTTTGATAGTCAACCAATTCGTCTAAACCACGAACTGAGAGGTCACAAAGTTCTTCCAGTTCCTCATCAGACTTAACTTTACCGACATTAATTGCGGAAAGAATACAAAGTGCAATTTCCCCATGCTCGTCGTCAATGTGCTGAATTGGATACGTTGGAAGAGTAATTTCTTGGCACAGATTGCTCATCTCAATTTTATCTTTAAAGGAAGAGTGAGAGTTGCAATGGTCAATATTCATAATGTAGATACGACCCGTTTCAGCGCGTTCTTTAAGGAGACTAAGAATGAGTTCCTGTGCCTTAATAGTTTTCGACGGAATGGACGAATTATTCTCATATTCAACGTATAAATCGTCAAACTTGTCTGTTCCGAAAGAATCATAAAGTCCAGGTACATCATGCGGGGAGAAAAGCGTGATTTCACCGTCCTGAATGAACCTCTCATAGAAGAGTTTGCTGATTTGAATGCTGTAATCAAGTTTGCGAACACGATTATCCTCCGTACCTTTGTTATTCTTAAGAACTAGGATATCTTCTATTTCTTGGTGCCAGATTGGGAAGTGGACTGTCGCGGATCCACCTCGTATGCCATTTTGCGTGCAACATCTGACAGTTGCTTCAAACTTCTTGAGAAATGGTACAACACCCGTGTGTTGAACTTCTCCACCTCGGATTTTGCTGTTGATGCCACGGATTCGACCAGCGTTGATGCCGATTCCCGCCCTCTGTGCAACGTATCTGCCAATAGCCATATCGCTACTAAAGATACTATCGAGGGTGTCATCAACGTCAACAAGGACACAGCTAGCAAATTGTCTAAGCGGAGTTCGCACTCCCGCCATGATTGGTGTTGGGATGTTGATTTTGTGCTTTGAGATTGCGTCATAATATCTCTTTACATAGGAAAGACGTGTTTCTTTTGGATACTCCGCAAAAATAGTCAGAGCAATCATCATGTACATAAATTGTGGAGTCTCATACACACCACCACTACTTCTATCTTGTACAAGGTACTTATCAACGACTTGACGCAATCCTGCGTAAGTAAAGTTCATATCCCGTTCGTGAACAATATACGAATCTGCTTTTGTAATTTCTTCTTTAGAGTATTTGGTATAAATGTCTCCATCGTAAACTTCTGCATTTACGCAATTGTAAATATGTTGCTCAAGATTGGGAAGTTCCTTTATTTTTCCATAAAGTTGTTTGCGAACAGAAAAGAGAAGAAGACGAGCAGCAACATATTGATAATTTGGATGATCCAAATCAATTAAATCTGAGGCGGAACGAATTAAAATTTCTTGAATTTCTTCAGTAGAAATTCCATCATAAAATTGAATACCAGATTTCATCTCTACTTGACTAGCAGAAACTCCTGCAAGATTTTTACATGCTTCTTCGACCATCAAATGCATTTTATCTAAATCAAGAGATTCAACTCTTCCATCACGTTTTTGTACTTTTGTTCCGTTACTCATATTTTTTTCCAGGTAGTAAATTTAAGTTTTGCTTCTAATCCAGAGTAAGTATTTGATTCTATCACAGATTGAACATCAAGTCCAGACAAAATCATATCATTAATATCCTTTTCTTTTATTGATGTTGGCCAGATGACAACTTTTTGTCCACCACTAATGGCACGGGATATTCTTGAGTGGATTTCTGCGTTACGTGGTTCGTTATCATAGATCCAAACACAATCGCTAATACCCCACTTACTAACATCACCATCAGCTCCACAAAGAGCAATTGAGTTGCGAATGAAAGTTGAGTCGAAGGGACCTTCTGTGATGTAGACAGTTTTACTTTTTTCAATCTCATCGAGACCGTAGATTTTTGGTACATCATCATTAAGCATTACGGTAATATATTTAATATTGTTTGGACCAAGTGCTCTACCTTGAAATCCAACAAGATTATTTTGATAGAACAAAGGAATAACAATCCTAGGTTCATCTTTACTAGTATCATCGAAGACCTTTTTTAAAGAATTTGTCCACGATTTAAATTTGTCTGCGTAATAAAATTTATAAGAGTTTAATTTCCTACTTTCTAGATAATTTTTAGAAATTTCATTTTCTGATGCTTTTGGTAAATCTAGTTTAGGTTTAAATTTTGGAGACTCAAATTCAAATTTAGGTTCTTCTGTAGTAAAGTTTTTTCCAGTGTGTCCTTCTTTAAATTTTTCAAGCTGATATTGTTTGTATGTAAATGGATCAAAATCTTTTAAAAAATTATTAAATGATACATTTGCCCCACAATTATGACATTTAAAATTTGTATTATTCTTTACTTGATAGAAATAACCTCTTGCTTTATTTTTGTTTTTCTTAGAATCTCCACAAATTGGGCAACGGCAATTATAAAGATTATTTTTTATTTTTTTAAACTTTAACAATTTAGCGGATATCAAATTGAGATATTTAATATCGACAAAATCCATGACAACACATTTAACGTCTATGTATCATACCAGAATATTTGGTTTTGTCAATGCGCGTATCCATATTATACAATGGGGGATGATTGTTATTACTTATTTTATCTTTTCGTTAACTATTCTATTGTGAGTTTCCATTCCAGCAGGAGTCCACCACCCAGAAGCAAGAGTAGATATTGAAGCAGCAACAACTGCAAGTACTACCCCACTTCCAACAGTAATCCACTTTATTTTATCAATTTCTGTTATCTTTTCTTCCATATGCTCTATTTTTTTATCAATATGCAAACGATGTTCTTTATTTTCTTCTTTTAGTTCCCCAATAAGACCACCTATCAAATCATCTGATTTAACACACTGTTCGATTTTTTCTTCATGAACAGCAAGCATTTTACTAATACTTTGACTTGTTTTACCCATAATCTGAATTGCTTCATCTATCTTCTTTAATAAAAGTTCGTAAGAAGATAAACGTTCCTCTAAAACAGCAATTTTAGTATCGGTAGTTGTGTTTTGGTTGAACATTTTTTTAAGGATTTATTTTTTTTATATACTACAAAAATAAAAAATAAATCCAGGGTAGTACTACAAATATTTATTTTTTTTTATTTTTTTCTTCTATACATTTTTACAAGATTCTTAAAGAAAGGATTCCAGGTTCTCATTTTTCCTTTCCTCAAATCTACAGGAGGTTCATCACCGGATTCTTTTGTTCCTGCAATTTGCCCATGACTCAATGCCATAGTAGGTTCTTCATTTAAATGCGATCGAAATATTTCAAGTATTCTATTAATTTTTTTCTGATTCATTGTAGATTTTATACAACTTTGTTAAGCAATTTATATCAACCGTAATATCATGTATTGGTGTTTTTGGATAGTCCGGTAATCTACCAAGAAAAATAATAAATGATTTTAAAGAAGACCAAAGTTCTTTCTCTATTTTAAAAAATAACATTGGAGTTGTTGCTTCCCCAAAAATATTATAAAGAATAATAAAATGATTTAGTAGAAGGTGAGTTTTTAATTCACCTTCTCTTTTATATCTTTTCAGTAACCTTTTAATATATTTGAAATGATTTAAATCTTTTTCAAAATCTTCTTTTGTTACTGCTTGAGGATTTTCATAATTTTTAATAGCAAATAAAATAAAATTGTCCTCATTCAATTCAGTAAAAATCATAAATCATCAAGCAAAAGGATTGGAATCATAAAGTGGAGTATTTCCTGTCGTAATACCAGACATTGCAACTAGAACTTCTTTTTTAACTCTCAAGTTACCTTCAGCATCTTTATAAGTTTGAATACCAACCCATCCAGAATGAGTCAATTCGTAAGTAGTAGTTGCAGCATCAGCAACTCCAGCATCAGCAACACCATAAATTGATGCTTCGTACCCACCACTTATTCTATTGAATACAACAGAAGTACCAGAAGTAATTGCGGATGCAATCGTAGAAGCAAGAGAAACCGTTGTTGATGCGATTGAAGTAACTACTCTAGAAACACTTCCACTAACTAAAGTATCACCAACTAAAATACCAGTTGTACTTGCAATAGCAACAATGTTGGTACCAATACCAGCAGTAGCAGCTGCTGTAGTAGATACTTCAGTAGTTGTTTCAGTTGGATCAGTGAATATCTGTTGATATCTCTTATCCTTAATAGTATATTTTGGAAGTTCGCTAATATCAAATTGAACTCCGGAAATAGCAGCACCACTTAATCCACAGGTTCTTCCAATTGACAATTGAGTTGTACTTGCAATACCAACAATCACAGCATCTCCATGATAAGTTCCTGTTCTATTACCGAAGCGAATCACATCTCCAGTAGCAGCAGCACCTACCTGCCCAAAAGTTGTACCAGTTCCAGTTACAATTAAAGTACCATAGTCTAAAGATACTGTACCGCCAGATCCTTTAGCATCATTATTTCCCCAGAGTGCCATGTCTTTTCCCGTAAAAGTTATTTGCTAAAAATTATTTATAAAAAATGGAGACTGATAAATTAAAGTCTCCATTAGTATTATTAAGTTAAGTGTAAAAAATCAGCAACCCTTAAGAAGAGCTGATCTTACAGATCCTGCGATTACATTATCAATATCATTATCAGTGGTATTTACATAACGCTCAAGTAGTTCAACTACAAGACGCTTGGTATGACAGGAATTCATCGCTGCGAAAAGAAGTGGTTTTACAACTTCGACTAATACTCCCATGATAACCTCCGGATAAATGGATTCAAAACTATTTATGAATTCTACCTATTTTTAACAATCAATTAATATCAGGAGAAACTCCAGAAGAAACTGCTCTTTTTGCTGCCATCAATTGCATCGTTTTACTCTGCACTAACTTAGAAAGAGCAGACTTTTGTTTAGGATTTAATTCGTTTGAAGTTGGTTGATTATCCTTTGAAGTATTTTGTTGCTGAGTATTTACATCAAGTGCTTCACTTCTCATACCACGTTTTGCAGTTCTTCTTCTACGTTGAGTTTCTTTAGTAGATGATGAAGGTGAGGTATTCTTTCTTATACCAATATTAGTATCACTTAAATCCTTTTCCTTACCAACTCTTACTGGAACAATATCTCCAGTCTTAACCTTACCTTTTGCCTTTGTCGCTGGTTTTGATTGATATGCTCTAACTTTTGCTTTAGGTGCAGTTTCAGATGCTGCAGCAGCCATATGCCTTACATTTTGAAGATGATCGTCTGTTGCAATTACTTTTTTAGCATCAGGTTTCACAATCTTTTTAACTACTTCTGCCTTTTTCTCAGGACCAGAACCTGTACGCATTCCACCAGTAAAATGAACATTCTTTCTCTCAAGATTTTTTACCCCAATTCTGGATTTTAAATCTTTAGCAAACTCTCCTGGTTTATCCATAGGAGTACTTGGTTTTTTACTTCCAAATTCAGATCCACCACGAGCGGTCACAACAGATTTTTGAGCAGGTCTTCTTGGACTGTCTCCCAACCTTACTACTGGTTTGTTTGGTTTGGTCGTTTCTTTAAACTTTTTAGTACTTCTAAATTGATCAAATCCATACTTATCCCCAGGATCATTTTCTTCCTTTACCGGTTCTCCTGGTTTTCTGAGTTTATGATGGGCAAACTGGCTAGGTGTTAATGATTGCACCTTCTCCCACTTACCCGATTTCTTCCTCATCACATCAATCTTAGCAGCATCAGGGTGTCTCTGATCTGCAAGATTATCATCTACATCGTGAATGACCTGGGTTTTACTTTCTACTTTTTTTTTACCTTTTTTCATTGAACTTGGAAGTTTTGCTTCATCTACGCAAATCTCACTTTGTTCTTCAATTTTATTAATCATTCTAGCAATAAGTTGTTGTCTTATTACTTCTTCTTTTGTTTCGACTTTGTGGGGAAGTCCTTCGTGCTTTGTTTTAGCAAACTTACGAATTTCCTTTTCGCCCATTCCATCAACAATTTTAAGAACTCTATCACTTACTTCAGATCTTGGGGTTTGACCTCTTTTCACTGAAAGAGCAAGACCAAAAATCTTTTGCTGCTGCTCACTTTCTGCTTTTTCAGTTAATTGATATTCTTCTTTATATCCTTTTGCAGCAGAACTCCAATAGTCATCCCAAGATGCTTGATTTGCTTGTGCTTCTCCAGGTTCTCCTGGTTCAACTTTTCTTGTATCTAAACTATAATGAGATTCATCTAAACCACGTTTAGAAGCTGCAGCAGCCATTCTTGCTCTCATTTCTCTTTGTCTCTCTTCTTTAGATGGAGTAGTAGATGCAATTCTTTCTGCATCACTTTTAGAAAGATTTGGATTTCTACGTTGTGCTCTTACTACTGCTTGTTGCTGTTCTTTTGTTAATGGTTTTGGTGCAACTGTTGTAGTTTTTGCTTGAGGTTTTGGCGATGGTTTTGGTGCAACTGTTGTAGTTTTTGCTTGAGGTTTTGGCGATGGTTTTGGTGATTGGGATGTATAAGATCCCTCCCAAGGATCAGAAACTGGAGTTGATGCTTTTCTTTGTTGTGGTTTTGGTGCTTCTGGTTTTGGTGCTTCTGGTTTTGGGGCAGAATAAGATCCACTACTTACTCTTTCTCTTTGTCCAACTCCAGCACCACGGTAAGTTGATGCAGTTCTTGTTTTAGTATGTGCTGTACTTGGTTTTTTATCGCCTTCAATTTTACGAGCAACACCTAAAGCACCTTTAGCAACATTCCTTAATCCACCGACAGCTGCCGAACCTACTGATCTTTTAACTCCACGAACTTTACTGGAAAGTTTTTGTCTTGCAAGTCTTCCAACTGCTTTTAATAGATTACCTTTTTTCTTTTGTCCTGTTGGAGTATCGTGTCCAAAAGTTACTTTTGCCTCAACTAAAGCATATTCAAGTGCTTCTTCAATTTCGTCATCGTCATACCCTTCATCAAGAAGTTCATTATAAACACTCTCAACAATATAATCAACTTCATCAATCTCAATCATTTCAATAAGAGTTCCACCAAGATTTTCTAGTGCTTCCCCCAATTCAAGTTTTGGATTAATCTTAATTTTATTATTAACTTCTTTTTCTGTTATTTTTTCTTCTTTTTCCTTTTTTGCCGGAATTTTATCTTCAATTTCAATCAGGTCTTCTCTCCAATTTGAATATCCTTCTTTGGTGAGTTTCTTTTTTGATTTTCGAAGATGTTTAAAATCTGCAGAAGTCAATTTCCCATAAGGAGCGGCAACATCAATTTTAGTTTGACCGCCAATCAACCCTTCTTTAACAGATTTTGTTTTCTTATCTTTCAAAGCTTTTTTCATTGATTCTCTAGTATTTCCATCACTATCAAAATCAAGATAATCGGGTTTTGCTTTAGTCATCTTAAAAAGTACTTGCTTTTTTTGCCTTATATTTATTTATAAAATTTACTCCATATGCTTTACCCCCATACTGAAGATTTTTCTTATTAGTTCCAATTGCACCTGGAGTCATTTTTGCGTGATATTTAAATGACCCTAAAGTTCCAACAAGAGTATTTGGGTGAGTTTTATCCCTCATTAAACTATCCATTTTAACTTCATTGTACTCAACAATATCTTTTATCCAGGATTTAAACATAACATCTTCTTCAGTAACACAAATCAAATAATTTGTTCCTCTACGTATAACTTTACCTACCAGACCAGTATTCACATTTTCCACAATATCTCCAATTTTGTAAATTTTATTTTGGATATAATTTTCTCTTAAATTTTTAAAGTCTAATTCTGGAGCAATTTCCCAAAGATTATAATTTTCCTTAACATTTTCTTTAAATCCCATTGCTTTCCTGAGCTCGTTAAACAATTTTCTAGCATCAAGGTCATCAACATTTTTAGTAACGGCTCTTTTAAATTCTCTAAAATTATTATCTGCAGCAGTTTTTCTCATCATACCAGAAGAAATTCCCGAAACATCCTTTTCTGTATCAAAATTTCCAGTAGGAATTACTTTTATTTCATTGTACTGATAAAATTTTTCATTATACTTATTTGCTAAATTTTGTATTTCGGCTTGGCGATCAGACCCAACAACAATATTTACATTCGAATATCCATCTTCATTTCCTGCAATTAGCACATCAAATATTGTTTTAATTTCTGGATTATTTACAATATCATCTTTAATTTCAGGAAACATCATTTTCAAATAATAAATTTTTCTATTTGCAGATAATGGATTAGATTTATTATCTTGAGTTCTAGATGGATAAACTCTTACTTCTCCGCCCAAAGAAACTCTTTTTGCAGTAGTAAATAATTTTTTATGCTCCTTTGATGGGGGATTAAATTTAGCAAGAACAATTGTCAAAAACTCATCATCCGCAGGCATTTGATCTTCTTGACCAATAGGTATTCTTTGAGGAGAAATTTGCTGACCTTGAGTTTGTTGTGGAGATACTTGCTGTTGTGCCGTAGCAGATGCTCCTCTTCCTTGTCCAGATTTTGGTGGAATATCTCTCTGACCAACTCTTTGTCCTTTATTAAAAAATTTTAATTGCCCATCTACAGTTTTAGCAATAAATTCTCCCTGGGAGTTATACCAATCCCCGTGCCCATCACCAACCAAACCAAGTTTCTTAGCTTGCTCAGATGCCCTGGTTTCTTTTGCTTCTAATATAAATTGAGAAAATCTTTTCATCTTATAGTGTTTCTAACTATTTATTTGGTAATAAATTTAATATATATTTCAATTAACACTAAAATAATTTTCCATGTGGAGCAAAATCTTTTCCTTTCTTTAAAGAAATCCAAATCATATCTGTCCAAAATTCTTCATAATTATTGGAAGGAGTTATTTGCAATACTTGCCATATAAATTCCAATTGCATTAATTTACTGTTTGCCAAGTACTTATTTCCACCTTCACCAAACATTAATTCAAAATTTTCTATAGCTTCATCTGAAGTATTAACTACAATTTCTACATTATTTTTTATCTGTTCTATTTTTTTCTTATAGATTTTTAATTTATTTTTTAAATCTTCTTGACTACTCCAACTTGTTATATAATTTTGATATTTATTTTTAAATGAAACATTATTTACTTTCATTAATTCTTCAACCTTTTCAACAGGCGCTTTTCCACCTCTTGCAGAAGAAGACGAAGGACTATATTCAAACTTCAAATTGCCAAAATTTCTAAATCTACCATCATTATCTTTAATTTGAAATCTAGAATTATTTCCAACATTAATAGTCAAATCCTGTGTTTTAAAAGAATTCTTTTCATTATTTAAAGACAGGTTTAATTTTATTTTTATATTTGACCTAGGCACATTATATTTCTTTTTTACCCTTTTTAATATTTTATCATCAAATATCCTAGAATCAATATTAACATATTCGAATTTTGCTTTTTTTCCAGAAACTTTTTTTAAAGATAAACCTATAACTCTTTTTTCTCTTATCAATTTTCTTAATATATCATTCAATTCGTATATGGTTTGACCTTGTGTTCTTCCATCTTTTTTAAGGTTTTCATCTATTTCTTTTTTTACCTCATCTTTCTCTTTAACCAACCATATATCAGAAGGATTCCAACTAGGATACGAATACCCTAGTTTTTTTACCAAATCCATTATATACTGCATAAAAGTTCCAGATCCTTTATATTCAAATAAATCCCATTCTGGACTTTTAAATAACTGAATCATTTTTTCTTGCTGCTTTAAATATGATTCCAACCAATCCCTAGGAACTTCTCCACCAAATATTTTTTTCAACTCTCCATATTTTGGGTGTTTTTTAATATCTTCCACCGAAGAAAATTTAGCATTTTTATCTGAATTTCTAAGCACCTGATTAAAAATCCAAACAGTTCCTTTCTCTTGTATTTCTGTAGAAACTTGGAAGGTATCATATTCCTGTTCTACTTCAAATTCAAGTATATATTTTTTTCCATTTTTAATTTCTTTAGGTATTTTTTCTTGCAAAAAGTTATCTTTAAATAATTTTAAAAGATCTCTCTTAAATATATTTTTCAAAACAGTATTTTTTGGTTCGAATTTTATTTCAAGTTTATTAGAAATAAAATAATCAAATCTAGTTCCAGAAATATTATCTTTATCTTTAAAAAATAATATAATATTTTTTGCTGTGAAACTTTTTTTCATAAAAAAACCCCCCTTTCTTATATTTAGAAAGGGGGGTCAATAAATTCTATAATTTAGATTTTCAATCAATTTCTCCCATTGCTCTTTGCTTACGGAGTTTCTTAGCACTCTTGGTTACACCACCAGCACCCTGAGAAGGATAATCGTGGTCATCACGAGTACCTACACCATAAGCAGAACCTGCTCTTGCTCTTTCTCTATCGTCAGCAGTCAAACCCTTTCTTGGAGAATCATAAGTACTTGTTCTATTAGCAGGATTAGTTCTGCTTAACATCTTTTTGAGGAAGGGCTTTCTCTTTGCAGTCATCTTGGTTTTTCTTGCTGCACTATATGCCTTTGGAGTTTCACCATAAGAACCTTCTGCTTCATCAAGTTGATCAAAATCTTCAATGATAGTATCAATCCACTGCTCACTCATATTTACCATAATTGCTTCTGCAGATTCAACCGAATTAGCATATCCTTCACCAAGAAGATGGGAAAGAACTACATCATAAACATCTACTTCTTCCTTTCTAACAATTTCCTTAGACACTTTTGCCTTCATTCTAGGCATTGTGACTGCTTGAGGTTCTCCAGGACCTTCAATTGTTCTAGTAACAGCAGAAGCAATACGACTTCCTTGCTTTCTAGCAAGTTCTCCAGTCATTCTCTTTTTATAAGGTTGTTCTCTATCCATTCTTTGAGAAACAGTTTCAACACTTCCATCTCTTCTCTTACTTGTTGAAGATGGGGTTGCTCTCAGTTTCCAATCACTCTTAAACTTATCTTCAGGTCCATAACCCTTTTGTCCAGCAGCGCCCGCAACGTGCTTTTGACGAGCAGCAGCAGCATTTGCTCTTACATCTGCTTGAGTTGGTCCTGCTTTATAAGGTTTTACACCTTCTGCTCTCGCTTCTTCAATATAAGCATCATACATATCTTCCCAAGTATAACCACTTAGGTCATATCCTTCTTCTAGAAGTGAATTTACCCACTCTTCCACTTCTTCCCAAATCTGTTCTTCAGATAATTCTTGGGGAGCATATACTGCTTGATAAGCCTCAAAAAGTCCAAGAGCTTGTTTTCCAGTAATTCTAGACATTTTTTTTACGAATACTTTTTTATTTATTTATAAAACAAAAAAACTCCCGAAGGAGTCAAATTCAAGCACCAAAAACAGCGCCAATATTATCATCAAGTTGCCCAATTACCTCACGAATATCAGTCACACGAGGAGGAACACTTACTTCATCATAAGTATATCCTTTTTGGGCATCAAATAAAACTTGTCGGACTGCTGCAGCGGTACGAGTATCAAGTTTAAGTGTTACTTGTTTTTCTTTAGTCATAGGTCACCCTCTACACGGTTTTCACTTCTATATACATCAAACGTTCCTTCTGGGTAGCGAGCACTCAATTTCTCATAGTTCATTTCCATAATCTCACGGAAGTTGGTATCAAGTGCCATACAAGCTTGAGCGATATACCAACAAATATCACCAAGCTCACGCTTCATATGAAAGACATTTTCTTCAATATAAGGCTTACCTTGAAGAATAATTTTTTTTACAACCTCAGTAAATTCACCAGCTTCTGCAGTCATACCAAGAGCAGCGGTCAAAAGACGAGGAACATCAGCATCATGTTTTGCTTCAAGTTCAGTCATTCGTGAAAGAAGTTGAGCAAAGTCACTACTTGCTGGACTTGTAGTTTGACGAACAAAATCAATGTATTTATCAGAATCAATTACTTTTTTATCAGTCATCAGAATTTAAATCCCTCAAAAGTTTTTTTAGGTTTCTTTTCTTCATAATCATACTCTTCATCTTTCCCATTGTCAAGGATATCTTGTTGAGCAGATTGTTCGCAGTCATAAAGACGCATTTTAGCACGATCAATACCAACCACAAAACGCTTATGGATGGTAGGGTCATTATAACGATTCTTAAGTTGTTTAACAAGAATCTGTCCAAGTCCTTCAAGTTCTTCTGTAGAAATCAGAGCAAACATCAGGTCAGCAGTGGCAGGAAGACCAAATGATTCCGAGGTATCAGTCAGTTCCACATCAGAAGAACCATATCCAGAACGAGTTGTCTGAGTAGCACTTACAATAGGGACATTAAACTCAACTGCAAGACCTCGAAGTTCTTCTGCAATTGCTTTTACAAAAGTATAAGAATTAATGCTACTATTACCCTTATATCTACTAGAAGCACAAATATTCAAATAATCGATAAAGATAATATCAGGTTTAAAAGACTTTTTAAGAGAAAGTTCATTAAGAAGAGATTTAAAATGCCCAGCGTGTGCTGAAGCAGTTGGATATTCTTTAATGATTAGAGTTCCCTGAGTCTTCTTTGCAAGATTTGTCACCTTACTTTCGAACATTTGTTTTGGAAGATTGACGATATCTTGAATAGGAACATTCAAGAGATTTGCATCAATTCTTTCAGCAATGCGTTCTTCTGCCATTTCCAACGTAATGTACAGAACGTTCCTCCCTTGGAGCAAGACGGAGCTAGCAACATGGCACATGAATAGAGACTTGCCGACACCCGTACCAGCAAGAGCGATATTAAGAGTTTTGTTAGGGATCCCACCTTTTGTAATTTTGTTAAAATATTCAAGATCAAATTCAATTTTTTCTTCCTTTTTATGATAAGATTCATAACGTTTTTCGTAATCTTCAAGATAATCATGCCCAACATGATTATCAAAACTTACTGCAAGAGCATCTTGAAGTATTGATGGAATAGCGTCTGGAGATTTTTTATCATCCCCATCAGCAATATGAATAGATTCCATAAGTGCCAAATAAATGGCACGATCACGACACCACTTTTCGGTGGTATCTAATAACCAGTTTTTTTCTACTACAATACTTTCAAGACTTGATACTAAATGAATTAATTTTTTAAACTGGTCTTCATTTATATCTATTCTCTTTTCAATCTCGATACAAAGTATTTCTTTAGTTGGAACATTATTATATTCCAACACAAATTTTGTTATTTCTTCAAATACTATCTTTTGTTCAGAATCATCAAAATATTCATTTTTAATGAATGGCAATACTTTTCTTAAATATTCTTCATCATGTAATAGGTTTCTAAGAATTAGAAACTCAACCTTCTCCATAACTAAATTCCTTACGTGCGATTTGATCCAATTTTTGCATTACTTCTTCGGTAAAATATACTTCAGGTTCTTTTAGAATCTGTTTAGCATAAAGTTTTTTACCCTCAATCTCATAACGTCCCGCTACGTTTTTCCAAAGTCCACCAATCTCACCGAGTTCAAGAAGACCATAATATCGATCAAGACCACGCTCATCATAAAACAAACGAATTTCAACATCTTTATTTTCTTTACTCAGACGCGACTTAGCAGTCTTAGCTTTGATAATATTGCCGACCACTTCTGTTCCATCTTTTTCTTTCTTTTTGCTGAGATAAATGATCGTGCTTGCTGCGTACTTGAGTCCAGAACCTCCTCCCATTTCTTTAGTTGGTACGTAAGCTCCGATGACATCGTATGTATGATTTGTGACAATGAGCGGGACATTTGCTTGACCTAGTTTGAGTGTGAGCATTCGGAAAGCACCTTTAATAAGTTGAGATTTAGTCATATCTCGAACTTCTTTTTCGTTTAGTGCGTCTGTAATCTCTTTGGATGTAGAGAGCATACCTAAAGAGTCTAGCACAAACATGCAAGGTTTACGATCTTCTAGTGGTGCTTTCAGATACATATCTACTGCTTTGAGTGCCTTTGTACGAAACTCTTCAATAGTAACAACGTTAACAACAACCAAACGAGTAGTATCAATTCCACGAGATTCTATAAGTGATTTAGTGATAGCAGCCTCAGTGTCAAAGTAGAGACAGTAACCATCGGGATTAGTATCAAGAAAGTTCTTAACCACAGCGAGAGAGAAAAAAGTCTTTCCAGTAGAAGACTCTCCAGCAATAGCAGTAATCTTATTCCCAGATACACCGCCAAATATACTACCTGAGACCAGTGCATTAAAAACGTATGAACCCGTATCAACATAAGTTTCCGTTTCTTCAATATCAGACGCTAACTTAGTAAAGTCGTCACCAATCTCTTTTATAATATCCTTAAGAAAATCCATTATTTTTTATCTCCATTTAAAACATTTATTTTATGTGCCCAGAGTTTAGCATATAAATCTGGGTATTTATATCTTATAGATTGAAGTATTTCATTTAATTCTTTATGAGAAACTGGTAAATTCATTTATATGAAAAATGATTCTAAAGATGATTTTTTCTCCACTCTCCATCCAATAATATCAAGAATTACTTTAAGTGGTTCTAGAAATGACTTTTCAAACTGCAAATCATAGTCTATGTATTTACCAAGATTTAGTTCTCTTGGGAAGTCTTGAATGAATGAAATAACATTTTCATGAATAGTATTTGGTTTCTTTAGATAAACAAATTTAATCTTTTCTCCATTTTGAATAAGAGAATATTTTGCGGTAAGTTTATTTTGTTTAATATAATAATTAAAAAGAAGTGCTCCACGAACGTGAATAGGAGTTCCTTTTATATAAATTTGAGAGGATGAAGTGTATTTCTGAACATCAGAAGCAGAACGTGGAAATGATATTTCTTCTGGAGAAAATTGTTTAAACCTTTCTTTAAATTCTTCAATAAACTTAATCATATCATCTTCTGATCCACTCATCAAAATATTAAATGCTTCTTTTAGCATTTTACGGCAAGGTGCAGGAGTTGAAGATTTGATTGCTTCAATTCCTTTAATTTTAAGTTTAGAAGTCTCATAACGAACACCCTCACTATCCCAAACACTCAAAATATAGCGTTTTTTTGCAGTCCAAATACCACGTTCAGAAATACACTCACGTTTCATAACCATTTTTTGATCATAAGCATTCACGTAGTTCGCCAGTTCTTGGTAAGAACTTTCAATATATTTTTCAAGTTCCATCTGACAGATCTTATCAAGGAACGAAATAACGTCTTGAGTAGTTTTTTCTCTTCCCTTGAATACAATTTCGACCAAAGGACCCATATTAAGATAGATGGAATCAGTATCAGAAGCAATAACATAGTCTTCACCATCCGTCTTTAGAACTTTATTTAAATAAGAATTCATCTTATTCATAATCCACTGAATTGAAACCTTACCAGAAAGAGTAATTGCTTCAGCATTTGCAAGTTTGTAATAACGAAAATATTGGTTTCCAATGGCACCATAGGCAGAGTTAAGTTGAATCTTACGTGCCATTTGAATATTATTGCATCGAGCAATCTCTTTAATCAACTCTTTGTTCTTTGTCTTCTCGTATTCTTGCTCTGCTGTAAGCATTTTCTTCTTAAAGATTACACGTTCATCGTAAATCTTCTCCATCAATTCTGGAAGAAACCCACGAACATCCTTACGGTACATAGCACCGTTAGCGCATACAGCATAATCTTTATACATCTCAAAAGTAAGTTCTTGATTAAGAATCTTATCGACATTAACAGTAGGATGCCGTTCCTCAAGAAGAGTTTCTGGTGAAATATTGTACTGCATAATCAAATGTGGATAGAGACTGTTCAAGTCAAAACTCACCACCCAATCATACATACCAGGAATAGGTTCTTTTACGTATGCACCTTCATACTTTTCATCTTTACGTTCTGTATTTCGTGGTGGAATTACAACATTTTTCTTTTTGAGATATGTGTAAATGATATTATCCCACATACGAACTTGGTAAAAAACATCGGCATAATTTACCTTTGCATCATACGCCATTGTAAGAGCAAGTTCAATGAGTTTCATCTTGTCTTCCAAACGATCGACAAGTTCCACGTCAATGATGTTATATTCAATAAACTTTTGCCATCCTTTAGTATAGAAGTCTTTAAATGTATCAAATTCGGAGTGATCTAGTTTCTTCTGTCCTAGTTCAACTTCAGCAATATAGTCCAAACGATAAGATTCCTGAACCTTATAAGTAAATTTTTTATAAAGATCCAAGTAATCAAGTTGAGTCAAACCACCCACATCAAATGTTGTATGCTTACGTCCATTCATAAATATCTCACCCTCAGTCACAAGTCCCCAGTTAGAAAAACGTTTCATTAGTTTCTCACCAAGAACACGATTTAGGCGCTTACAAATGTAAGGAACGTCATACAACTGAATGTTCCATCCAGTAATCACATCAGGCACATCAACCATCCAATAGTTGATGAAATGATTAAGAAGTTCATACTCAGAAGGACAATGGTAATAAATTACATCCTTACGGGTATTATTAAATGGTTTAACTCCCCAGGTTGTAATCTTCTTAGTAGTATAATCCTGAATACTAATAGATAGGATTTCTTCTGAAGCAGACTCCACATCTGGGAATCCACCTTCAGAAGCAACCTCAATATCCAGAGTTACAAGTTTGATTTTGCTGATGTCAAATTTGATTTCATCATCTGGATATTTTTCGGAAATATACTGATATATGTAACGTTCGTTTCCGTAAATTTCAAATCCATCTACACTCTCATATTTACTATAAAATTCTCGACAATCTTTAACTGTTCCCGGATTTATTGGTTCAACTGTTTCACCACTTAATGTTCTATACTTAGATTCCTTTTTAGTTTTTACATAAAGAGTTGGAAAAAACTCATCTCTTGTTTCAAATCTTTTACCATTTTGTACTCCACGGACCAAAAATTGATTTCCAATCAACTGAACATTAGTGTAAAAATTCATTCTTTAATTAAATCCTCATATTTTTCAAGAAGCGTCGGAGTCGGGTCAGCAAGAGTAAGAATCTTATCCGAACTCATCATAAATGTATCTTGTTTAGTATAACCACTCAAAAATGGTTGTAAAGTTTTTAATCCATTATTATCGATAATGAATGGTTTAATTAACTTACAATCAGGTTCTCCAATATCAGCACCAACTTCTTCAATCTGACTGATTAGAAACTGATTGTTCATCAATACTAATACTTTGATCATCTTTTCCATTTTTATTTACGCTATTTAAATACATTTCTTTTAGAGAGGACACTGGTTCAACCATTGTAATTACCCAATCTGCTGGAATAGGAATTTTTCTATCACTGGTCAAAGGAATCCAAGGATGAAGAGAAACTTCAACTCCCGGTTTTTTGTCCTCAGTTAATGGAGAAAATGATTGATTTATAATTTTAACCACGCAAGGTCTATCTAAGTAATATCCAACTACTCTTCTAAAATCCTTTTCTTCTCCTTCTTCTCCAATTACCATTTCAGAAACATCTGAAATTATATCTTCCCCAGATTTCAAAACCAAAAGTCTTACTGTCATTTTTACTCCATACCTCTTAGTATTCTACTACAAAAAAAGGAGGAGTCAACCTGGATTTTGCCAGGTACTCCTCATGCGCCGACGATATTCATTTCTATTTAGTCCCCATCACCGTCTCCACCTCCGCCCCCGTTGCCAGAAGCACCAGATCCTGCTCCTCCATGCCCTCCCCCAGCACTGGAACCAGATTTTTTTGGAAGTGCTTTTCCCTTAGGAATTTTTAATTTTGGCGCTTGAGTATAATGAGGTACTGCCATCCTATATGCAATTAATTGTGCTTCAGAAATAAAGTCAGTGAAGGACTTCATAGTTTTTTCTTTTATTTATAGATAGTCCTTTCTTTTATGATGGTCAGGAACAATTCTTCCAAGCGTAATATTCAAAAGTCCATCCTCAAAATCAACTGATTTAACTTCCGTATCATCAGAGAGTGTCCACGCTCTCTTAAAACTCCGTTGAGCCAAACCCTTGTGGATATAGTTGGACTCCGTTTCTTTATCTTCTTTTTGACCCTCAACAAAAAGTTTACCATCTTGCGTGTAAACATAAACTTCTTTCTTTTTAAATCCAGCAAGTGCAAGTTCAAGGCGTGATTCTACATTACTAACTTGAACAAGATTATATGGTGGATAATTAGAAGTTGTTTCGTGAATTTTAAAAATACGATCAAAGTATTCATCCATACCAATAGTATTGCGGTTGATTCTTTCCAACAAAGCAGGAAGATCCGCAGCCTGATATTTCATCAGATTAGTCATTATGGTAGCTCCTTTACAGCGAGTTTGTGTTTTGTGGACCCTTTCGGCATCCATTACTATTTAACCATAAATCAAAAAAGAGAAGAACGGTAAAAACCGAACTTCTCTTTAGGGTATTTTCACTTTTATAAAAAGTTATTTAAATTCAATCAACATCTTCAACTTTTCCTTTTTTACCTATATTATACTTTTGCTCCAAAATCCATTCTCCCTTTTCTTTATAAGAAAGAACTTTAATTTGGTTGAGAGGTGCTATATCAAGAATTTTATCAGAATCAACTACTGTAATAAGTCCCCAATCAGAAAGAAGACGTACAATACGATTTCTACGTTGCACATCATTTACAGTAAGATTTGCATGTTTACCATCTAAAGCAAACAGCTCTTTAAAATGAGTGATGAAATATCTACCTTGTTTATGAAGAATGTGAGCACTTTGATATAGTTTTTTTTCTTTTCTAGAAGCTACTCCAATTCTAGTTAAAGTTTCACGAACTTTTAAAAAGTCGTCTGGTTCATTTAAAATGACCTCCACCATCATATTAGGAGACCAATTTACTTGAGGTTCAATTGTTTGGTTAGTCATTTTGTTCCGCCAATATCAAGTCGTTTTTTAATGAAAGCAAGTTGTTCTTTTGTTAGGATTTTCAATGCCTGAGATGCTTTTTCATTACTATATCCATAGTATTGTTTTACACATTCTAAGTCTTTGACTTTATCCTTATGGATCCAGGGAGAAAACCTCTTCCTTTTCCTGATACTATTTAGATAAAATGAATATTGCATATCTTTATCAAGATGATGATTTAAATTCATTTCGTTTGCAAAAAGTACTGTATCAACTTGTCCAGAAAGACAACGATTAATAATATAAGGTGCATACTCCTTCTCAAGGGAAGGGTCTTCGTCAATTAGGTTTTGCTTCGTCTGATTGATCGAGTTTAACCAGTCCTTCAATTCCATAATTAAAAAGCAAGAGTTCTTTACGTTGTTTTTGCTCGCGCATATATTCACCAACAGAACGCATCGTGTAAGTCAGATCAAACTCAGCAGCGTTCCAGTTTTTAAAGCGATCTTTGACAAGTTGATCAGAATTATAACTAATCAATTGATCCATATTGTTAGCATCGCAATCAACAGCAAACTTATCGTGATCAAATCTTTTGTGCATTGATCCTTTGTTCCCATAGAGATTATCCTTAATATCATAAGGAGGATCGAGATACATAAAAGCACCTTTGTTCCCATCCATCAGATAATCGTATGAATAGTTAGTTATACGCCAACTGGTAATTAACTTGGAATACTCTGGCAATTTTTCAATTCCTCGCAGGGAAAAGTTGGAGTTACTTGCTTGCCCTGAAAAAGATGAACTTTCGGTAAGACCACTAAAAGAGCATTTGTTAACAATATAGAAAGCGACAGCACGATTAAAGTTCGTTTCAGACTCATCATTGATATTCTCCTTTGATTTTAAAAAAAGTTCTTTGGCAAGTTCGGGAGTATTGTAAGCAAGTTTACAATCAACCAACTCATTCTTGAGATCATCCCCAAACATCTGGAGTTGTTGCCAGAAATTTACAAGAGGTTCATATAGATCATTTACCCAAATATCCAGGTAAGGATATTTCTTGGTAATATAAATAGCAACACTTCCACCACCAAGAAATGGTTCTCGGAACTCATCATAGTTGCGAAGGTCAGGAAAATAAGGTCCCATCTTTTCACAAGCACGGGACTTACCGCCAGGGTAGCGAAGAGGAGTTTTTAAAGATTTCATATTACCACTCATCCGATTCATCCTCCCACTTATAAAGTTCATCTACAATTTCGTGATACAGTTCTTTTACTTGGTTTTTAGGAGCAAGAGAAACATTTTTAGCAATATACTCAACATCTCTCTTATCAACAACAATTTTCAATCCAGATTTTTTAAGATTTTTTTTAGGATCAAAATTTTTAAGAGCATTTTCAAAAGATACAATGCCAAAATGGCGTTGAGTTTGATCAATCAAAATCATTTCATCAAACTTTTGTTCTGGAAAATAATTGTTTACATTCCCTTGAAAGTTTTTAAGAGTAATTTCTTTGGTATTAAAAGTTCGATCAGTTTGAAATAACCCATCAAGACCTTTTGCTTCTAGTCGCCAAACTTCTTCATTTACTTTAGTAGTAAAATCATGCCCCAAAGAATCATTTAATCCAACATATACTAAGTTTTTGCTGGTTTTTTCAATTGCCTTTTCAATAAACAGTGCTCGACTAAATTTTTGCCCACCAAACCGAAGACGGCGAGTGTATTCAACTACACCCATTACCATTTCAAAATCAAATTCAATTTTAGTTTTCATAATAATTTACTTAAACTCAACCTCACACATAAGTTCAGTTAATGCTGCTAGTAGGTTAATTTCTTGATCAACCACAAAGCAACATTGGTATTGATACTTAGCAATAACAAGAACGGCAGCAGGGATAGATTGGGGTGTAAGGCAATCATAACAGGCGTCATAAACCCTGCGAAGTAAAACAGAAGCATCGTTGTCAAGGTTGGAGACCACCCACTTACGAACTTCTGTAAAGTTTTTGTCTTTGAGAGATTTAATAAGTTCATTTACAGAGATGTCTGAGAAAGATGCAAGAATGCCTGCGTCGATTTTTCCTCCCGTAGAATATCTTTGACATTCGTTGAGAACACGCCTGAAATCAGGAAAGTGCTTTGATACAAGTTCTGCAAGGACTTTTTGATCATACTCAATTTTTTCTTGATCCAGAATCGTCTGGAGACGTTTGAAGAATGCTCCTGCGAGTTGTGCCTTTTGCTTTCCTTTGATTGTGAAGTCGATGACTGCACATCGGGAGTGAAGAGGTTCAATAATTTTGTTCTTGTAGTTGCAGGTGAAGATGAATCGGCAGTTGCTATAAAATGCCTCAATATTTGCCCGTAGTAGGAGTTGAACATCTGAGGTTGTGTTGTCACTCTCATCCACAATAATGACTTTGTGCCTACCATTTCCTTGAAGTGATACGGTCGAAGCAAAGTTCTTTGCTTGGTTCCTGACAGTATCCAAGAAACGCCCTTCGTCTGATCCGTTGATGACATAATAATCTGCTCCAAGTTGTTCGCATAGTGCTTTCGCAATAGTAGTTTTTCCAATACCAGGAGGACCGGAAAGAAGAAGGTTAGGAATTTCTCCCTTTTCAATAAAATCCAAAAAGGTTTTTTTAGTGTCCTCTGGAAGGATACAATCCTCTACCTTTTTTGGTCTCCATTTTTCCACCCACAAAAAATTGTCACTCATCAATAAACTCCATTTAATACATTCCAAATACTTCTTTGACTTTTTCCCATAATATCAGCAATTTGTCTTTGCGACAATCCCTGATTGGAAAGATTAACAATTTCTTCCTTTACTTCACTCTCCATTTGAACGACTGCTTTTCTTGGATTTGATTTTCCAATTTGAGACCTTCTTGTGTTTTCTGAACGAGGCAACCATCTCAAGTTTTCAACTTTGTTGTTGGTTTTGTTCTCATCAATATGGTCTATACACCAATCTTTACCTTTTGGTCTTGGTTCTCCCCAACATTCTACCACAAGTTGATGAAGTCGTTTTTCACGAACTACAACATATCCATCTCTTTTATCAACTCTTCCAATAGGTTTTACATTTAGAATTTTACCACAAGCACTTACATAAATGTCTGGATAAGTTTTTGACTGTTTGTAGGTAATTCCGTTTAATTCCATTAGAAGAGCAATAACTATTATTATTTATAATCAAACGACATTTAGTGTAGTTTGGTATAATCTTCAAAATCTCTTGGTTCAGTATAAGGGTCTTCGCAACCAGTATAGGCATACATTTTGTCATTCATCTTATACCAATCGTGGTTGAGACAATACCAAAAGGTCATACAATACCAATCATAAAATCCTAATCCTTCTTTATCTCCTTCAAGAGACCACAAGATAGTTTTCTCTGGAACTCTCAACCAGTTCTTCCAGTAGTCAAATATCATTCGTGTGAGTTTCATAATTTAATTTATCCACGAAGGTTTTCGTTCGGGCATACGTAGATAGTTATCCTTCACCCAAGGTTTGGACGCGATGTACTTTTTGTATGCCTCAAATGTATCAATAGTATTATCAAATTTCCATTCCTCAGGCATAGCACGAGCAAATGGAGTCACTTCTGTAATCTTACCCTTTGGAAACAAGTAATATGCCTCCACAAGAGTTTTATAACAAGAGTGAGTTTTATTATACCGCAGGCAGTATTCGTCAGACAAGTTCAATCCCCACTTAATTAACCAGTAGGCATTATGGATACTCTCCATTGCCCACTTGGTGCAGGGATGATTGCGGAATGCTCCTTTCTCGGTCTTGTAGGGGGTTCCATCTGCCTTAGGGAGAGTGCCGTACCCATAACCCCACTTCTCGGAAGCAACGATAGAGAGCATCTGGCAGCACTCTAGGGGCATCTTAACGATGTGTTTGTCGGGAAGGCAAATGGCGCTCTCTGCAGGCCAGGGAGAAGTCACAAAGATATTGATGGTAGGTTCCTCAACTCACTAGTAGTATATCACCCAAAGGTGCTGTCTGGTTCAAGTGCGATCCAATATGTAACATCAAATCCAGTATTTTTAAATCGAGAAAGAAGTTTAGAAGAAATTACAACCTCATAATTTCCAGGAAGAATTTTAATATTTTCTACCTTAAAGTTAAAAGTAAATACCTCATTAGTCTCCCCAACAATTACAGAAAATTCATTGGAAGTATCGTTCTTTTTATCCCGGACAACAAGTTTTACTACACCCGATTCACCGACTACAGACAGGTCAGGCAATTGATAAACAGAAGAAGCTTTAAGCAACTTATCAAGTTCTTTGGTATCAAGAAGGAAACATACGTCTTCAGAAGGAAGAGCAATATCTTTATCTGGAGGAGTAACAATTACATTAGGATCAGCAAAGAAATATTTGGAACGTGATTTACCTTCTTTAATAACCACATAACTATCGTTTTGAAAATCAAGTTCTGCATTTTTATGCAGATTCAATCCATTCAAAAACTGGTTCAAATCATAGATTCCAAAATCTTTGGGAATTTCCTCTTCAATCTTCGCCTCTGCAAGGATATTCTTCATTACAGAAATAGTTTTCAGACAATTTCCCTGTTTAAAAAGAATTGATTGATTAATTGAAGAAAAATTCTTAAGGAGAGTTAAGGTTTTATCAGATAGTTTCATAATCACTTATTTTCAATGAGATTGAGATGATTGATCAGGAGAATAGTATAGTGAAGAACTTTAAACAGATCAGCGCGAGGAGTTCCTTTCGTATCATACCGGTCAATATACTTGGTGACATTACCGGCACAAAAACCCTCACGACGATTGTGTTTGATCTTATCTAGGGTTTGTTCAGTTCCACCTCCGGTACGATCGACATAATGCTGACTATAAGTTCCGGCAATATATTCTTCAAGTTGTTTAAGAATTTTATCTTCGTTATACTTCCAAAAATGATTATTATTTTGATCTTTCATAATCGCGGGTTTTTTTTCAATTTCAATTTTATCGTTTGAATTAATAGAGAACATAAATTCTTTTCCGTAATGATACTCATCCATAATAAAAGGGGAGACAGTTTTATCTCCCCTTAGTATATCAGTTTTCTTTCTGAGCGTCAAGATCGTAAGTTACATACTCACCTTCAGCAGTTTTGAACTCTGCATCAATCTTGTCATACAACTCAACAAAAGTTGCTTTGGTTTCATCATCAAAACGATTCAGACAAACCTTGATTGCTTTGTCCTTCTTACCAAAGATAGAATACGCCTTGATGATATGAACCAGACGACGAGTGCTGATGACTTCATCAATACCACCATCGTTGAAGGTCTTACGAATAATCTCAGACCAGGTACAAAGGTGTTTGATGAAATCGGTGTGCTCACCAATCATAGGAATGTTAAGTGATTCTGCAACCTTAGTCAAGATTTTAGTCTCAACACTGACAGTAGGATACTCCTGCTCAAAGGTGATAGGGAATCGTTCCAGGAATGCCTCGTTGAGAACATTCGTGCCAATGAACCGACCGTCATCAGAACCTTTACCTTTGGTGTTTGCGGTTGCAATCACGTTAAAACCTGACTTGGGAACAACGTGCTTACCGATTTTCTTGAGGAAGACACCCTTACCCTCAAGGACAGACTGCAGACACATAATCTTGTTAGAAGCAAGGTCAACCTCATCCAGCAGAAGGATAGCACCCCGCTCCATTGCTTCTACCACAGGACCATTATGCCACACGGTTTCACCATTCACCAATCGGAAACCACCAAGCAAATCATCTTCATCACTTTCAATAGTGATATTTACACGAATCAGTTCTCGACCAAGTTGGGCACAAGACTGTTCCACACCGAAAGTTTTTCCATTACCAGAAAGACCAGTGATGAAAGCAGGATAGAATAGACCAGACTGAATAACCTTTTTAATATCCGAAAAATTACCAAAGCTGACGAAGGTAGCATCTTTGTTGGGAATAAGATTTTGCACGACAGAATTCATAGTTGCCACACCAGGAACCGTATCGGAACCCTCTACAGCAGCAGAATTGTAAGTTTCTTCAAGTTCTTGCACGGTTGCCTCCAGATTCCATTTGCCACGACCCACTTTATACTGATTCAGATATTTGGAAAGGGTCGCATACGAAGTGCCAATTTCATTTGCAACTTCTTTCACTGCATCGACACCAAACTCGGTGCCAAACTTTTCTTTCAGGATGGAGATTGCTTGGTCGATCATAATGTTAGATTTGGTAGGCATCGGTTTGTTTGATTACTCCGTAATCATAGCACAAAAAAAGGTGCCTCTGGAGCACCTTGGGACGGTTTGGGAAGTGGGTTTAGTTAAATTCCCAATAAATACCGTTTATTGAAATTACAAGTATCAATTTCCTATTCCAAAATTATCATATTGTTGTTTTGTTGTGCCAATATAATAATTTTGAGCCATTCTTTGTGCTCTTTGTCTTCCAGTTTCATTTTGGGAAGGTTTTTTTGATTTCATAAACCTTCCACGTTTTGCTCTATATTTTTGTTTTGGAGTCCTACCACTTCCTGGTAATATTTCATCAGGTCCATATTCCCTTTCCATAATATTCTCTCTCCACTCTTCACTCATATTTACCATAATGACTTCTGCTGATTCTGGTGTTTCAGCATATCCTTCATCAAGTAAATGTGAAAGGATGATGTCGTAAATATCATACTCTTCTCTCTGAAGTGCTGCTGCCCTTCTTCTTGCTTTATTACCACTTCCTCTTGCATCACTAGCACCATACTTGCTATAACCTGCTCTCAAATAACGATCATGTGCATCTGCAGATTGCTGAGCCACCTTTTTGGTATATACAGAATCACCATACCTTTCTTCGTCTCTCTCTTTTCTTGCACGAGACCTATTAAGAATTTGTCTCTTTGCAGAAGTATCACTTTTTTCTGGTCCTACGTTATATCTTCTACGAAGTTCAGCACCTCTACTTTCAGGTTTAGGTGCTTCTACCTTCTTCTTTTTACCACCAAATACCCTTTTGATTGCAGAACCAAGTCCCTCATCAACAGAATAAACTTCCATATATGCTTCTTGAAGATTGCGAATGTCTTTAGAGTCCATCTTACAAATACTTTTTAGATATTTATAAAAAAAGAGGAGTATTTAATACTCCCCAGGTGGTCAGGCAACTAGAGAGATAAAGTTGCTAAGAAGTTTCTTATTAGTTTTCTTCTTACTCAAGACTTTTGTAAACGCAGATTTAATCTGAGACTTTGTTGCATTCTCGGGAACAGAGAACTCCTCATCTTGTGCAAGAGAGTTGGCAGCAATCACATTGAATTGGTCAAATCCAGTGTCTTGGAATTGAACACAACCTTGCTTGCGAAACTCTCCCTTGACTTTTTCATAGTTCTCTACACCAGTTCCATACCAACGATGACACATTGCGAAATCACGTCCAGGAGTGATGCGGAAGTTAATCACATTCACAGTTGAGAACCTGTCTTTCACAGTTTGCAAGAGAACCTTGGCATAACGAGGGAAGTTATCATAATCCAGTGCAGCATACACACGACCAGTCTTCCTATCACGAATAGCAGTGCGATTGTACTTTGTATTGCCAATGTAATCGGGAGAATCAGGATAACGACCCTTACGTGCAATCGTCACGGAATTCTGGTATCCCTCACCATCAGTCAGGAAGATAACATTCACCTTCTGCAGTTTATTCTTTGCCTGAAAAT